TGGTAGCTCGTAAACATTATGAACGCCTATATACCGATACTTGTATTATCAAGGAACAAAGAAAAGCTATTAAAGATCCTAAAACCGGGATTATAACAAACGGAGAAATCGAATCTATTAGTTATCCATGCCGTATATCATTTAAAACTATTTCCTCTAACGATATAGTGAATAAGTTGCCGGCATCCTCTCAAGTAATCACTTTATTCACTTCTCCAGATATATATATTAAACCCGGTTCCGATATCGAAGTAGTAAGACAAGGTAGAACGTTTTCTTATACGGCAGCTTCTCAAACAGCTTTATACGATACTCATCAAGAAATAGAGTTAAAACTACGGAGTAAACACAATGGCTAAGATTACGTTCGATCTTTCTGGTTTTAAAGAATTAGAAAAACGAACAAATGTTCTAAAGAAAAACCAGAAGGAATTATCTACTAAGATTACAGACGATTTATCCAAAGTTTATCTAGCTACGGCTATAGCAGCGACTCCGGTCGGTGAAGTACAAATTTCGCCCGACGGGAAACATCGCAATATGTCGGAACACATGAGAAGATCGTGGGAGGCTGAAAGGCTTAATCGTAACACGGTTAAAGTAACGAATTCGGCTTCCTATGCATCGTATGTTAACGACGGTCATAGACAGACTCCGGGAAGGTTCGTTCCTGTTCTAGGCAAGAGACTAACCAAATCGTTTGTAAAGGGTCTACATATGCAAGAGAAGGCTGAGGCAGCTACTAAAAAAGCTTCACAAAATATAATGAAAAACGCCCTCGATCAATTCTTAGAGGGATGGGATAAATGATTTACATTAACGACGTTATAGAAGGCATAGCGACAGTCCTTAATAAAGAATATAAATATTCGATATATGTCGACGAAATTAAATCCGATGCTGAATTCCCTTGCTTCGTAATCGAAACCTTGAATACCGATCATATTCATGTAATAGGTGATCGATACGAGCGCCGTCATGACTTCGATATTATGTTATTTATTGCAGATGATGATTATATCGAAGACCATAGGAAACAAATCAATCCGATTGTAGAACAACTCTATTTCGATTTAGAGTACATCACTCTAAGCGATAATTCCCTATTACAAGGGAAAGATATGAGTTATCGGATTACGGACGGGATTTTACATTTTAAAGTTTCGTATTCATATCATATTAGGAAAGTTCATAAAGAGGACCCTATGCAGTCCTTAACGCAAAAACAAGAGGTTACACATGGCTAAAACTAATGAAGAAGCGAACGAAGTAACGAGCGCAGCGAGTGAAGTAACAAATACAGCAACTCCGGCTCCTACATTCGATCCAGAAACGATTATTACTTCCGATAGATTCTCTCGTTATGCCGACCTACTCGGCGCAGTACTCGAAAATCGTGAATATACTGTCGAAGAAGTAGAAAAACTTCTCGATAGAACATTAAGTACTCCGATTGTCGAAGTATATAACGACTAATTACATATATTTAATTAACAAATAAGGAGGCCTATACATGGCTCAAGGTGGCGGTTACTGGTTATTCCAAAATAAGGTATTACCGGGCGTTTACATCAATTTCGTTTCTAAATTGAAAGCATTTGCCGAAGTAGTAGATCGTGGATATACTACTATGGCTTTGTCTCTCGATTGGGGCGAAACTAACGCTATCGTACGTGTAGAACAAGAAGAATTCCAAAAGGATTCTCTTCGTATCTTCGGTTACGATTATGCGCATCCTAAAATGAAAGGTTTAAGAGACCTTTTCTTAAATGCTAAAACATTATATTTATATCGTTTGAATTCCGATGCCATTAAAGCTCAGTCTACTGTAGCGACTGCTAAATTTGGCGGTGTACGTGGTAATAATATCGCTGTAGCTATTAGCGCCGATATTAATGCATCCGATAAATTCACAGTAACGACTTATATCAAAACTGACGATGTAGTTAAAAAAGTAGATGAACAGTCCGGTTTATCCACTCCTAAAGACTTAAAAGATAACGATTACGTAGTATTTACTAAAGGTGAAAGCTTTACGGCTCAAGCTGCTAAATATCTTACTGGTGGTACTAACGGTACTCAAATCCAAGCATCTGATTATCAAAAGTATATCGAATTAATCGAGCCATACTATTTTAATGTATTGGGTTATGCCGGTAGCGATACTACTATTCAAAACTTGTTTATTGCATTCGCTAAACGTGCTAGAGAAACTACAGGTCAAAAATTCCAAGTCGTATTATTCAATCGTGATAAAGCTAACTACGAAGGCGTTATCTCTTTAGCTAATAAAGTAAGCGACTCCGGAGCCGAACCGGGTTCCGGCGTATATTGGTTAACTGGTGCTGAAGCTGCTTGCCCTATTAATAAGTCTTTGACTAATAAAGCATACGATGGCGAATTTAACTTCAATATTCAATACAAACAATATGAACTTGAACAATTCGTTAAAAACGGTCAGTTAGTACTTCATAACGTAGCGGACTCCGCTTCCGGAAACGTTAAAGGCGGTACTCGCATCCTTAGCGACGTTAACTCCTTTACCGAATTCTCTAAAGAACGTACTAAAGACTTCGCATCTAACCAAGTTATTCGTGTTTTGGATAACTCCGCATACGATGTAGCTCGTTTGTTTAGTAACTACTATCTAGGTAAAACTCCTAACGATCAAGACGGTCGTATCGCATTATGGAACGACGTCGTTAAATTATTCGAAGAATACCAAGGTGTACGTGCTATTAACGGCTTCGATCCTAAGGATGTACAAATTCCGACAGAAGGCGACGAAAAGGGTTCCGTAGTAATTAACTACGAAATTAAGCCGACTGTAGCAATGGATAAATTGTACGCTACTTGTTACGTAAAATAAGGAGTTTAAATAATGGCTGAAGTTCAAACTATGAACGCTAAAGACGTTGTATCTTCTAAGCTTGGCCGTGCTTTTATCACGATCGAAGGCAATCGATACAACTTCTTTAACATTAAAAATTTAAAAATTAATAAAGACTTTGAAAGCGAAAAAGTTAATGTCCTAGGTAACACAGTAGAACAGACTAAAAGCGTAAGTGCTAAAATTTCCGGCTCTATGACTGCTTATGCTGTTTCTGATTACTTTGATGAATATATGGATCGTTTTATTAATGAAGGTAAAGCCTTCTATTTCGATCTTCAAACAACTAACGAAGATCCTACTTCCGATACTGGTGCTCGTACTATAATTTATCGTAATTGCTGTGTTACTAAACAAGGCGAAACGATTTTCGACGTAGACGGCAAATATCTTGAAGTCGATATTGACTTTACGGTAGGCGGTATCAAACGAGTTCAGAAGTTTAAAGATCTTGACGGTATTCACGCCTAATTTAAAACACAATAAGAGGGCCTAATTAAGCCCTCTTCTATGATATAACGGAGATAAAAAACAATGTCAGAGATTAAAAATATGTCTTTAAATGGCTTCTTTAAGAATAAAGCTAAACAGGTCGACGACGTACGTGTCGTAGTATCTGAACGCTTTACCGATAAAGAAGGTAAACCTTTAGAATGGGTGTTACATCCTATTAGTACTAAATTAGTAGAAGAAATCACTAAGAAAAATACGGTTACTAAACTCGTAAACGGTAACCGAGTTAAAGAAACTAACGAAGAAAATCTTAATGCCGACTTGCTAGAACAAGTCGTATTATTCCCTCGTCTTAACGATGCAGAATTACAAGACTCTTACGGCGTAACTAATGTAAACGACTTATTAGGCACTATGTTATATCCGGGCGAAACTCAAGTACTTATTGAAGCACTCAAAGACGTTATGTCCGGTAAGGCTAATACGGTATCCGAATTAAAAAACTAATTAAGGAGAACCACGAGGCATATCTCTATCATCTGGCTCTCCAGTATTATCATATAACCCCGTTCGAACTTAATTCGATGGACGAACAGGAGCGTAATTTTATATTTGCTTCTATATCGACTCGATTCGACGAACGGAAACAAATTCAAGAAGAACTTAAAAAACACAAGTCGGGAGTAGAATATGTCTATATTATCTAACACTATCAAACTTAACGACGGTGTTTCTCCTGTATTACAAAATATATCGCAAAATGCTAGCCGATCTTCTACGGCTATGTCGTCTTTCGGTCAACATATGGGCGGCGTAGCAGATAAAGCTATTAGAGCATCTGGTTCTCTTATGAACATTAAATCAATATTCTTAGGATCACTAGGTGCTAATATAGCTGCTGCTGCTATAGCTAAAGTAGGCGATGCGTTTGGTAGTGTATTAGATATGGCTGAAGAATACGCTACGAT